TTTGATGATTTGGAAAAGGCACTGCGTGCGCAGATCGACTTGGCAGCTCCTGCTGTTGGTCAAGCCCGCAAGCAAGCGGCAACAGTTCGCACAAATGCAGAGGCGTTCAAAGAGGGCCGCAAAGCCTTGTCCCTAAGCGCCGACCAAGTTGAGCTACTGTTTGCGACCATGAACCCCGGCCAAATCAAGGCCTTCCGCAATGGTCTTATGGACGCATTGCGGTCCAAGGCGGCGACAGGTTCTCGCTTCAGCCTGATGCGCAACTTGGCCAATGATGACACCAAGGAAGGCCAGATTTTGCGCATGGTTTACCCCGGCGACATGTTGGACGACACGCTTGCCGCGATTGGACGGTCTGTGCAGTCTAAGGCCGCGACAGACCGCATCCTTAGTGGCTCCCCAACGGCCTCAAGCCTAAAGCAAGCGGACCGCTTCGGCATGAATGTCAGCGCCGACGACGTGCGCCAAACCCTTGGTGGCGACATGTTCGCCGCGTACAGGTCACTACGCAAGGTCATGAACCTGAACACCCCCGGCTTGACTGAAAAGCAGCGCGACGACATCGCCAAGGTGCTGGTCTCCACCAACCCCGACGTTGTGCGTCGTGCGTTGGTGGACCAGTCTGCAATGACTGAGCTGCTCAACACGATCCGCTCTGGTGGTGCCCGACTGTCGTCTGGGGCAGCAAGCTCTGCCGCACAAATCTCCGGCAACCGCTACCAGCAAGGACAATAAACCATGGACCCAAGACTCTACGACGCAACGGCCATCGCCTCTGGGCTTCTCCCCGGCTCTGGCTTGATGGATGTTATCGGCCAAGCCCCAGCCATTGGCGGTGGCATGGGGCCAAACCTCTGGCAGAACATCCGCAACAAGCAGTACATCGACGCGATGCTGCAATTGGCTGGAGCGGCTGGTGATGCGCTGATGATCGTCCCCCCAGTTGGCATGACCGTCAAGGCCGCGACCACCGCTGGCAAGACAGCGCGTGCTGGCAGCAAGGCGGCAAAGGCTGCAAAAAAGGTAACCGAAATACCTGTGCAAAATTTGAGCGTTGAAGACAAGGCGATTGTTGACCTGTTTGGGACTAAAGCCGCTCGTGAAGCGAAGCTGAAAAAGAAGGTCAAGCAAGCCGAAAAATCAGACCCCAAAGAAAGAGTAAAAACAGGCAAGTCTCAACGCGTGGACCCTGACGTTTACCGACAGATGGCGGCGACCAGCGGCGACGCGGAGGTTCTTCGTCAGGCCCAACAAGGTGCCCACCTTAAGCCAGATGGCTATGGTGGATACATTGGCGCACCCCGCACCGTATCAAGCCCTCAAGCTCTTGGCCGCATGCGTCAGGATTTGGACCAGCAGTTTGCGTCTGGCGTTGATGCCCTTAAATCTGCCGACCCAAACCGAACCGGCACATGGTACGACCGAGCAAAAGCGGCGCAAGCGCAGACCAACGAGCCGTACCAGCTCTCACAGTCGCTCAACCAGCACTCTGTTTACAGCGCAGGTGTGTCACCCGAGTCTGAGCTTGGCTTTGCTTTGAAGCATCAAGTATCCCGTCAGCTTGGTATGCCCGACATGGCGTACCGAAGCACTCCAATGAACAACTTGGACAACGCAGTCCAGCAGGACAGAATGCCTCGTCTGGGTTTTAAGATTGGCGAGTATCGTGCAAAGAATGACCCGAACGTGCCCAACACCGGGCTGTTTGGCGTCAACGATTTTCGTGCGGCACAAGGGTTTGGATACACCAACCCAGACGGTTCTATTTGGACCGGTGGCGTCAGCAACACGATGCACCCTTTTATGGATGCAGAAACCGCGCTGCTGGTTAACAGAGCAAACACGGCCAACGTCGGTGGCCGTGCCGACTGGAGTGGCCCGCACTTGCAAGAAGTGCCTTGGGTTCTTGGCAAAGCTCAAGATTTATATTCACGCGGCTCTGGGCCAACTGGTCGTTACAACGCTGCCAAACACTTTGGCGGAAACGAGGCGGCAGCAATCAAGCAGTCCATTGTTGACGCCAACAACACGTTTGAGGATTATTTGTACAAGCATGCTGCATCGGCAACGCATGAATCAATCCCCGGCGCGTCTACTGGGCACGTTCCACAAATGCTTAACGCAAGCCCTGAAGACAAACTGGCATACACCAAGGCCGGGTCATGGAACGCTCCGCTTGCTGTTGATGGCGGCGACAAAGACGTTATCTACAGCGCACTTGGTATGCGCCAACTGCCTCCGGTTGATGCAACTGGCGCGTACATAAACAGCCAAGGGGTCATGGAATCAAACCCAATGGTCATTGCACGGCCTTTGCTCGACTTCCCCACCGGTGGTGGTGGCGGTCGTGTTGCTGACACACGCGTCGATGCAATGAACTCAGCAGAGCGTTTGCGTGCTGCTGTTGATGCGCAAGAGGCTGGTGCTTGGAACCTGCCAAATACCATGGGCGGCGTGTCTGGGAAAAACTCTGCTGTTATTGACTCACGCGCATTGAACAACAGCGCCACCACAGGTGTCATGCCGTCTGCACAGGCTTTGGCAGAGGGCAACAAAATGCTCAACCCACAAGGCTACGGTCTTACTGCCACGTCTCGTGGCGCTTTGATTCACCCGTTCGACGAGGGTGCTACTCCAAAAAACTTGCAAGCGGTCCTGAAGTCTTCGCAAAACAGCCTCCTAGACTTGATACCCGGAGACCTTTCTAAGGGCGTCACAAGCTCGGGGTACTTTCCCGGCATCGGGAAATTTAACGAAGCAGGGGAGGTGGTTCCAACCGCGCCGTTCAGTGGTGAAGCAACCGGTGGACTCCTTGAGGCATTGGCCAAGGCACCGCCAGAAGTTGCGGCAAACTTGAGCGAGTCAGAGGGCGTCCGGTCGGCTATTGGAAAAATCACAGCCCGCGACGCCGCGGCTGGCGGCGCAAGAGACGACATTCAAAACATGCGCAAGTTCTTGTCGGAAGCCGATTGGAACAAGGCTGTGAAAATGATCCGCGCTGGCGCAACCCCTGCCGCCGCGCTGGCCGCGATGGGCTACTCCATCACCAGCATGGCCGGTCAAGAGGAGTGACTGGCCCAAGCAGCGCACCTTTTGCCATAGGCAATTTGGGCCTTGCGCTGCTCGTCACGGGACGCTGACACATAGGGCGTCTCGTGATGCTGCTGTGCTTGATGCTGCAACGCATACAGCTCATCAAGAAGCTCAATGATGTCGTGTATGTACGATCCGTCCTCTGCAATTGAGGATAGGTGGTCTTGGGCCTGTTGGACCCGATCATCTAAGGTGCTCATCTCACTCCCCCAAAAAACGCTGCGGTCAGCGGGTCGATCTTGATCTTGCGGCGAAGCTGCCGCCGTCGTGCGCTGGCGAAGTCTCTGTCCTCCACCGACACCTTCACCTTAGCTCTGGCCTTGCGCTCCTTGTCGGTCAGGTTCGGCAGCTTGGGCGCGTCCTCACCGGGGCCAAAGGCGTACAGCGCCAGATGCACACCCTGAGACCGCTGCCACTCCTTCACGTGGACCAGCCCCGACTTGCGCATGTCGGCCAGCACCCGTGCAGACGTGCGGACGTGGCAATGCACCGCAGCGGCCATGTCCCAGCAGTTCATGGGCCGCTCTTGAATGGCCACGTACGCGTCCAGCGCCACCCGTGGGATCACTTGCGCTCTCCACGCTTGTGCAGCAAGCCCATGTGCAGCGACGGCAACGCAAAGGCGTCCATGCTGCCGGGACGGCCCGTGAATGGCAGCAGCTCCCTGCCCTCATAGATGCCGCGCTTGAACATGTCATTGGCCGCGGCTGGCACCAGTGGTGCGGGTTTGTGTGGTGTGTAGATCATGGATGCACTTTCTTGGACGAATATATTTTAAGAAAAGGCGGTGGCCGAAACCACCGCCAGAGCAAAGGGTCAGCGGCCCGACTTTAAGGCCTGATCGACCTCTTCGTCCAGCATCTTCAGGATCGCCAGTCGGATGACCGCCGAAACACTCATGCCGAACGTGTCCGCGAACTCGACCACGCGCTTGGCCTGCTCGGCTGTCAGGCGGGTCGCAAGCTGAACCTCTTTGCTTTTTACTTTCACCAGTCGTCTCCTGTGTCTGCGGCAGCAGCGGCAGGTGCAGCCTTGCCTGCAGTGATACCGAAGTCAGCAGCCGCACTTGGGCGACCACCACCGAGCGTGTCACCCTTAGCGACCAACATGACGTTGTTCAGGCCGAAAGACACGCCGTTGTTGCCTGCCTGTGAGTACGCGTATGCGTTCAACGACACGCGACCAAAGTCGCCGCTCACGATGTCCTGCGAGCCAATGAGGTCGTGGCCATGGGCGTCAACCGCGCCGGGCTTGGTCACGCTCTTGGCGTTGAAAAACCAGTGGCCAGCGTACTCAGCACCCAAGGGCGAGCCGTCCACCTTGGTCTCGGTGTCGCCGTCGCGCAAAGGATTGCGGGCGTTCTTGGGTATCTTGTCGCCGAACTTGGCGACCAGTGCGGCCTTGGCTGCGGCCTTCAGGGCGGCAACGGTTTCGGTGTCGGACTTGGGCACCAGCACCTGCGTGCTGAACTCGTCCTTGCCGGAGAGTTCGTTCTTGCGGGACGCCAAGGCGTTGAAGTAGGAGAAGCGGCACTTGCCGGTTACAACTCGTGTAGACATACGTTTCCTTCGGTTTCTGGGTTAAGCGTTGCGACATGCAACAACTGAAATGTAGCATAGAAAAGTGACGAAGTGTGAGGCAAAATAACGGACATGAAACTCTACCCACACCAAATTGAGGCCCGCAACTTTCTACTGGCCAAGGGCCGCGCCATCTTGGCCGACCAGCCCCGCGTGGGCAAGACGCTGCCCACGGCTGCAGCGGCTCTTGAAAACCTTCCGGCCCTGATCGTGTGCCCCGCCATCGCCAAGAGCGTGTGGGCCACCGCCGTCCACAACCTGAACCCAGAGACGCCCATCTTGGTAGTGAACGGCAAGGCCTCGGCCCAAGGCCTGACCAAGACGCCGGGAATCACCATCATCAACTACGACCTGATCCAGTACCTGCCCGAGAAGGCCAACTTCGCCACGCTCGTGCTTGACGAGTGCCACCGGATCAAGAATCAGAAGGCCGCTCGGACTAAGGCCGCACTGCGACTGATGAAGCTGTGCAAAAACGTGTTCGCACTTTCTGGGACGCCTATTCCGAACCGGCCAATTGAGCTGTGGCCGGTGCTGCACGGCCTTGGCATTTACCGTGGAGGATGGTACGACTTCGCCACGCGCTACGCCAAGATGTGGGTCGCGCCGTGGGGCATGGACGTGTCTGGTGCGAGCAACATCCCAGAACTCAAAGCCCTCATGAAACCACACGTTTTGCGCAGGAAAAAAGAGGACGTGTTCACCAACTACAAGGAACCTCAAGTCTCGCTGATCACGTTTGACCTGCCCATCGACAGGCGCGAGCGCGAGTTTGATGTGGAGGCCTTGGTGCGCAACCCAGACGCGGTGCTGGCCTTTGAGGGCTTGGCCGAGATCATGCGCGAGGCGGGCGAGAAGAAGATCAAGCCCGCCACCGAGTTCATCGACGACCTGCTGCAGTCGGGTGAGCCGGTGGTGGTGTTCGTTCACCACAAGGACGTGGCGCGTGGACTGATGGAGACGCTCAAGGCCCACAAGCCCGTGATCGTGGTGGGCGACACGCCACGGGCCGCACGGGACAAGGCCATTGCCGACTTCCAAGCGGGCAAGACCAAGGTGATCATCGGCAACATCGCCGCCATGTCGGAGGGCGTGGACCTGTCCGCTGCCGACACCATCGTGTTCGTGGAATGCACGTGGTCCACTTCGGCGCTGGAGCAGGCATCCAGCCGGGTGGAGAACATCAAGAAGGACGGCATCAAGCCGCTGATCTACCTTCTCACCATCCGCGCCAGCTTGGACCACGAGGTGCTGGCTCGGGTGCTCAAGAAGCAAAACATCGTGAGCCAGATCATCTAATACCCCTGCGGTTTTGTCGGGATTGAAAAAAGAGCTTGACTGTTTCCGGTAACGGCATACAATGGAGCCATCAACAACCAACCGGAGAAACCGAAATGAACGCAACCTTCACCAACACCGAGTACAACGTCGCGGCCATCGTGACTGAGATCAGCAAGGGCTTTGCTGTGTCCCTGCTGGACTGCGACAGCGAGGAGATTGTCAGCACCCGCATCTTCCCCAAAGACCGCTACGACGACGCCTTGGCCTACGCCAAGTTCTTGGTCCAAGTTGTTTGAGAAGGAGAAAACGAAATGACCCAAGCACCAGCATTCACCGTCCACTGGACCAGCGCCATGTCAGGCAACCAGCGCAGCTCAAGCTGCAGCACCAAGGCCCAAGCCCTGCGCGAAGCACGCGAGCTGTTCATCGAGGGCGCGCGCAATATCAGCGTGAGCAAGTACAGCAACGGCAGTGCCACCGACATCAACTGGAGAAAGCCATGAACATGACCCAATACATCGACGCGCTTGAGGCCCACGACTGGGACTTCCGATTCAGCGACGCCATGCGCACCTACGAGCGCGGCATGGACCAGTTCAAGGCGCTGAAAGCTGCGGCCAAGGAACTCGACCCGGACCACGAAATCTGGAACACCTACGCACCCTTGGGCCACCGCATCCCATGACCACCACCAACACCCAGCGCGTGGCCGCACTGCGCCAGCGCCGCAAGGCCGCTGGCCTTGTCCGCGTCGAGTACTACCTCACCCCAGAGCTGGCCAAGAAGGTCCGCGAATTGATCAACCAATTGAAGGCACAGCAATGACCCAACACACTGAACGTAAACACGCCCGACTGTCGGCATCGCGCATTGATCGCATCATGCGCTGCCCCGGCTCCGTGCGTCTGGAAAGCCAGATGCCCTACGAGCCAGCCGGTCCTGCTGCGGAGCGTGGCACCGCCATCCACGAGCTGGCCGAGAAGCTGCTGCGCGGTGAGGAGATCGACAACCCGGACGTGGACCCTGATTACATCGCCATGGCCAAGCAGTACGCCGATTTCGTCAATGGGTACTTTGAGGCACCACGCAAGAAGCTGATCGAGGTCAACGTGGATGAAGGCCTGAAGCCCATCCACCGCGCCCTTGGCGGCACCGCTGACGCCATCTTGGTTGAGGGCAACACACTTGCGTGCGTTGATCTTAAGACCGGTCGCATCCCAGTTGACGCCAAGGACAACAAGCAGCTCATGACCTATGCGCTCGGGGCCATGCGCCAGCTCAAAGCACCGCAGACCATCGACGTGCATCTGGTTATCTTCCAGCCCGGTGTCGGCAACTCGGTTCACGAGATGTCCGGCTTGGAGCTGCTGGATCATGAGCAAGACCTCAAGGCGGCTGCAGAGCTGGCCCTTAGTCCTGATGCGCCCACCAGCCCATCACCCGACGCGTGCAAATACTGCCGCGCCAAGACCATCTGCCCGTCCATGCGCACCAAGGTGCAGGACAACGCCCGTAAGGACTTCGCACCCGATACATCCGTCACCCCAGAGATGCTTGACTTGGCCGAGATGGCCAGCAACTGGGCCGATGCCGTCAAGGCCGCAGCAAAACAGCAGATCAAGACCACGCCCATCGAGGGCTGGACGCTCAAGCCCGGACGCAAGACGCGCTTTTGGAAGGCAGAAGGATTGGCCATCGAGGCGCTCAAGGACCACCCAGAGGCCTTCGACCTGAAGAGTCCAAGTGCCATTGAGAAGCTGGGCATCGAGATCAGCGAGGAGCTGATCGGGGTCAAGCTGGCCGAAGAATCTTTGGCCCGCCAAAAGTCCAAGGCCTAAAATGGCCACTCCAAAAAAGAACCCGGCCAGCGCGAACTGGACGGGTTCATCAAGCAACTCAACCGGAGAACCACTCATGAATGAAACAAGTGGCGGGTCAATTTTACCAGCCCAAGACACGACTGCGCTGTCCCTCGCTGCCGCCGCACATATAGCCCGCACCGTGCCCACAGCACGGTTCTGCGGCTTTAACGTCAGCACCCAAGGGGGTAGGGTCACCAAGCGCCCCATGAGCCTTACCGGCCCCGGTGTGGGCGCCGACACCCCACAAGAGTACCTGTGCGACACCGAGGACGTGCTGGCCCACGAGCCACCACCTTCCAACGCCACCTACTGGGGCGTGGTGCTGCAGAAGCAGCCCTACATCACCCAGATCGACGGCCAAGACCACGCCTTCGTGATCCTTGACCTCGACACCAAGAACAGCACAGCACCCCGCGACATACGCATCGCCAAGCTGCTGGAGCTGGCCAGAGACATGGACCTGCTGACCGAGCGGTCCCACTCCATGAAGGGTGGCCACATCATGTTCCTGTCGCCAGCCGACGAGGCGGCACCCAAGCGCATCAAGCTGGGCAACAGCCAAGAGATCGAAATCTTTGGCCTTGCCAACAGCGCAGGCAAGAGCGTGATGCTCACCGGTGACAAGCTCAAGGGCGAGGTCAAGCCCATCACCAGCCTGATCGAGCTGCTCCATAAAGCAGGCATCACCGACGACGTGATCTTCCCGCCAGAGCCAGCACCGGCCATTCAGCCTGTTACAACACAGGCCATCGAGTACAGCCCAAGGCCCATGGACGACATGGACAAGGCCCAGCAGGCACTGTCCTACATCGCAATAGCCAAGGGCGACTACCAGACGTGGATCGACATGGGCATGGCGTTACAACACGGGTTTGGCGCCGCAGGCTACCAGATGTGGGTGCAGTGGTCATCATCCCAGCCCGAGTTCAAGGGCGAGGAGGACTGCAAGGCCCACTGGAAGAGCTTTAAGCCCAACGGGGCCACCTCCCTTGGCACGTTGTTCCACTTGGCGAAGGCCCACGGCTACACCCCGCCCACCACCAAGACGGAGCGGAAGTCGGCCATCGAGGACTTCAACAGCTTCATCCAAAAGACGGCCCCGGCACTAATCGACCTGTCCGACCCGTTAGAAATAAACCAGCCATTTGTCTCCCAGCCCGACCAGCCGCCATCCATCTGGCAGGAGGTCGATCTGGACCTCAATACCCTGCACCCCATTGATTACCTGATCGACAACTTCTTGGCCCACAGTTTGATGGTCGTCGCGGGCCAGCCCGGTGTGGGCAAGACCACCGCCATGCTCTCTCTGGCCATGGTGATCGCGGGCTTCACCCTGAAGGACTGCAGCCTCTCCACCGAGGCACCCAGACGGGTGATCTACGTCACGGAAGATGTCTCCCAAGTCCAGCTTTCCCTCTTCAGCTACGCACGGCACCACCACCTCGACCCACAACAAATCAAAGAGATGATCCACGTCGTCGAGGCACGCCGATCCGAGATGCCCGACATCCTGCTGCTCACACAAAACATCCTCAAGCACACGACAACACATGAAGGCCATACCCTGCGCCCGTACCTGATCCTCGACACGGCATCCGCGACTTTCGACATTGAGGACGAGAACAACAACTCCGAGGTGGCCATCTACATGGAGGGCATCAAGCAGACCCTCTTTACCAAGCTCAATACGCCGATTGCCATCGTCACACACACCGCCAAGTCACTCTCAACAAGTGACGACACGGCCACTGCCCGTGGCGCCTCCGCATGGACCGGCAACGCAACATTAACGGCGACCCTCTTCATCGACCAAGAGGAGCGGTTCATGACGCTGGTCAAGAAGCGGTACCAGCCACTGATCACAGAACTGAAATTCCAAACCCACGTCAACAATGAGGTGACCATCTCCAAGTACGGAAAACTTCAAGATGTGGTCTGCATCACCGTGACGCCCACCGAGTCCTCCAAGACAGACAGACAACAAAACGCAGAAGAAAGTAAACAGGAAAAACAATCTCAACGTGCCATGGACAAGGCCGATGAGGCCTGTTCCTACGTCCAATCCGTGCTCAATGACCACCCAGAGGGGGTGATTATTCGGCGCGGATCGACGGCATCAAGGACCATCCCGAGCGACTACAAGACCTGCCACCAGCTGCATTGGGATGACGTGTTTGAGCACGTGCCGGGGTCATCCAGAGGGGATGTAAAACGAGCGGTTGGCACCGCCGTTTTCTCCAGATTCGCGCCAGATGCACCGGCCAGTGGCTGGGTCAAGTTGGGCTGATTTATGGTCCACCAAGTGCTTGACAGGACGTTGAGGGGACGAGGGGACGTTGAGGGGACGTTGAGGGGACGGTCCCTTCGACATTATCGTGAAGAGCTGGTCCAATATGGGGGCCTTAGCCCCCATTTGGACAGCGCGAATGTGGCCCTTGGTCCTACAAAATGGGAAAAGTTATCCACAGGCAAAGTTGAAGGGACGAAGGGACCAAACCCCTTTGGGGCGTCCCTTCAACTTTTGGGGTGTTTTGCTTAAAAAATAGGCAACATGAAAAAGTGAGGAAAAGTGATGATGCAAAAAGTGACCGAAAACTGGGTGGACGACGACCGCGTGAGCTGCAAAACGTGTGCTGAGGGGACGGAGGAAAAAATGGTCCATCAGATGCCCGCGCATGAGTTTGAAAAGATCAGGCGGGTCAACCATAAGGCCAACCGGTGGATGTTTGACATAGTGACCATTGACCGGGGGTGGGCGACTGCTAAGTACACGATGCGGGTGTGCCAAGCAAACGACCATCCGTGTTTCCCGGATGACCTGAAGCACCGCTGCAACCTTTACCGCGACGTCAGCGACGCGTCAGCGATCAGCAAGGTCGGTGACCGAGAAGGGGGTGCAGGATGGTGGGAGTGAAAAGAGGTCGAAAGTATTTAGAGCACCAAGATCAGGTGAAGGTGGTGCAAAAGGTTCGCGCCTTCCATCCGGGGGTTATCATTGCGGCAATACCCAATGGAGGCGATAGAACGGCCTCAGAGCGCGTCAGGCTCGCAAGTGAGGGGGTACTAGCGGGTATGCCTGATCTGTGCGTCCTGCGGCCTTCTAGGGGGTTTCACGGGCTATTCGTGGAGATGAAGACGGTTGAGGGGGTCGTGAGTGCGGCCCAAAAGGACATATCCGGTCGGCTCAACGCCGAAGGGTATCTGTGTTTGGTTGCACGGGGTGCGGATGACGCATACCGATTGATTGAGGAGTACTTGGCATGACGACAGACGCATTGACTTCAAACGAGGCATTCGTTGAGGCGCATGTCCAGAAGCACGTGAAACGGGCCGAGGCTGGGCAGCTTGAGAAGCTCGAGATGACCAAGGTCAACAAAGCGATTCACTCCGCAGGAGGCGAATTAGCCGTGTTCGAGATGGTGGCTCGGGGGATGACGAAGAAACGAATGCTGGAGCTGTTGGACATTTCCAGTGATGCCTTCGACCGCTGGGTCAAAAAGAGTACAGAACGGGCATCGACATACTCACGCGCACGCGAGGCCGGGGCAGACGCGCTGGCCGACGAAACCTTACAGATTGCTGACGAAGCAGAGCCGCAGACGGCGCAGGTGGCCAAGCTGCGCATCGAGGCCCGCAAGTGGCTTGCTGGCAAGATGAACCCGGCTGTGTACGGCGAGAAGCAGGGGCCGACAGTCACGCTGAACCTTGGGGACATGGCGCTGGACAGCTTGCGTAGACGCCCAGCAAGCACCGTTATCGACGTGTGAGCAGGGGTGTTACAACACACGCAACGAACGATGTGTGTCGCGTAACAACCCAGCGGTGGCCATCTCGACCGCTTTGGCGCTGGACCCCCCCCTTCGCGGCGCGGCGGGTGCGGCTGCAGCTGCGGTATCCCACATACCTCAATCCCTTAAAAAAAATTTTTCACTCATTACCCAATGAGCCAACACCACCTTAAAAAAATTTTTTCACCTATTCGCAAATACCCCATTGACACCCACCACCTACACCCCTGACAATCACCTTGTCACAAAAAATTTTTTTTAAACGGAGAAACCGATGTCAAGAGTTGTTGCGTACTACCGGGTGAGCACTGACGAGCAGGGCCGATCTGGCTTGGGGCTGGACGACCAGAGGTCTGTGGTGCGGCAGATGGCGGCGAGCCGTGGCTGGGGCTTGGTGAAGGAGTTCACTGAGGTGGAGTCTGGTGGCAACTGCGAGCGACAGGCCTTGCACATGGCCATGACGCTGTGCAAGAACATCGGGGGGACGCTGGTGGTGGCCAAGCTGGACCGGCTGGCGAGGGATGCCAAGTTCCTCCTCGGGCTGGCCGACAGTGGCGTGCCGATCTTGTTTGGTGATTTGCCGGAGCTGGACCTGACCACCAGCACCGGGCGGGTGCAGTTGACCATGATGGCTGGGTTTGCGGAGTTTGAAAGACGCCGGATCAGCGAGCGCACGAAGGCCGCACTAATGCAGGCCAAGGAGCGCGGCGTGAAGCTCGGTGGATTCCGTGGTGCGGCTGGCACGGCGGTGGGTGTGGAGAAGGCCGCGATTGCGAACAAGGCAAAGGCCGATGGCCGTGCTGCTGAGTTGGCCGACGTGGTGCGCGAGGCTGTGGCTGCTGGTGGCGGTCTGCGTGAGGCGGCGAAGCGTTTGAACGACATGGGGGTACTGACGCCCAGCAAGAAGGGCCAGTGGCAGGCGGTCACGGTGTCGCGGGTGCTGGAGAAGCTGGCATAAAAAAGTGATTGACAGAATCATCACTTGATTGAGACAATAATATTTCTTTAACTAAACCGGAGAAAACGATGCAACGAGAAGACGTGATGGTGATGGTGGGTTGTGCGGTGCTGGGTGTGGCGTTCGTGGCCATGGCCGTGCTGGGCTGGTTGCCGGGTGGGGTATGAGGAAGCGGTCTAAGTACAGGCCACGCCCGGTGCTGACAGACCCGGTGGCTTACGTGGTGGAGAGCAGCACGTTACTGGTTGACCACGGCACGTATGTGATCGACTGGAAGCTGAAGCTCCATGTGGCCATGGAGATGCTGGTCAAGGGGATGGCGCGGAAGCCGCACCTTGACGCGGTGGTGGCCGCAAGGAACATCACCGAGGGGCTGATGGTGACGCTGGGTGGGCCTGATGTGGACGGCACCTTGGCCCGCTCTGGTGTTGCCCTGATGGACGTCTGCGACCGAGCAAACGCTGGCAAGGGCACCACATTGAGGGCACCGGAGATGCAAGCCTTGCGCGACCTGATGGCCCTGCACGACGAGCTTTTAGATGTGGTGACCGTGGGGCAGATGGAGCGGGCCATCGCCTATGTGAAGAAAGAGATCAGCGCCGGACGTGCTGGTCGACTGAAGGACTTGAAGTAACTCAACCAAAGGAGAAAGAAGTGAAAGAAATACAGCAACGTGAATTTAACCGTGCCATCGCAGTGCTGGAGGCGCTGGGGTGTGATTACAAGATCATCACCAAGACCGGCGAGCAGTTTGGCGGGCTTGAGGTGGTGGTGGCAAAGCCAAAGAAGCGCGCCGCGAACCGTTACCCCTACGGGGCACTGACGAGCTACGCACGTGGGCTGGTGGACATGGACTTGGCCGCTGGTGACGTGCAGTCTGTGCCGGTGGGTGGGTTTGATGCCGAGTCGGTGCGCTCTGTGATCTGCATCATGCTGACCAAGGCGTGGGGGACCGAGACCTACACCACGGCGGTCAGTGGCGACCACGTTGACGTGATGAGGATCACGGCATGAAAGAAATACTGATCGCAATCGTCTTTGGCGTGAGCTTGTTCTGGTTCACCGAGGACGCGTATGAGCACGGGTATCTGCAGGGATACCGTGACGGGCAGGAGAGAGCGCTCATGTCCCCGCAAGCCCTAGAGACTTGCACCAAGTGGTGGTTCGACGGCAGTGAGGTACGGGCCAAGCAAGCAATGAATCAATACTGTGAGAGGAACAAGAAATGAACGCACAACACACACCGGGTCCGTGGAGGATGCGCGCCGCGATCAAGTCAGATGAGTTTGATATTCGGGACGAGGGGTCATCCGGCGGGTACGCGCCGATAGCAAAGGTCAAAGGCGACAAGCGGTCAACGATGGAACAAGCGGCTGCAAACGCCCGACTGATTGCTGCCGCACCTGATCTTTTGGATGCGCTTCAAACTATGCCGCAAAGCATGTCCGCAACTGATGAAGAGTACTGGGCTTGGGTTGACAAAGCGCGTGCGGCGATCGACAAAGCAACAGGAGGTTAAGCATGAGCAGCGTACACGCAGTGACACAAGACTTGGCGTTCACCTTGAAGGTGGCGTCGTTCTACCCGATACCCACGGACAAGCTGGTCAAAGAGTTCAGCGAGTGGGTGGCCGAGAAAGGCAAGGAGCACAACTTCATCACATGGAGAGTGTCGATTGAAGGCGCAGTTAAGGAGTATGGAGTATGACCGCACAACACACAGGTGGCCGTTGGCGCTATCACGAGGGCCGTAACGGAGAGTTCTTGGTCTCTTGCGAATCTGGGGGGTTTGCACCCATTGCTCGGGTCAAAGGAGACAAGCGAACTACGCTCAAGGATGCCAGAGCAAACGCTCGTTTGATGGCTGCTGCGCCCGACCTATTGGCCGCACTGTACGCCATGATGGACAACTGCTACGACCCTGACAGGAGCGATGAAATTGTGCAGGCGTTCGACGCAGCACGTGACGCAATAGCAAAAGCAGAGGGGTTCAAATGACCTCAAGAGAACAATTTGAGTTGGAGCATTTCAACATCAGCCCCGCCAAGGTGGGCAAGAAAACCCCTGCGTTTTGGATTCACCAAGCCCCAAGCGCATGGCGTAGGTCTTTGAAGGGCTGGGTGGCACTGGCCCTTGGCTGGGTGCTGGGCACACTGTTCGGCGTTTGTCTGGTGCTTGTTTGGGAGATGACGAAATGAACCGAATCACACGCGATGACACCGAGCATGGCGTTGAATACGTCCGGGCTGATGAAGCGCAAGCCGAGGTTGACCGCCTAAACAAAACCCTGACGTGGGAACAGAACCGCGCAGAGCGCATCGGCACACACGGCCCCGGATGCCACCTGTGGGGTGACCGCCACTACGAGTGCCTGCTCAGAAAATTCAACGAGGAGAGCGCATGACCGACAAAGACGAACTGACCTCTGTCTTACAGGCAGAGCTTGACCGTGTGAACGCTAGACTGGCCGAACAGCCCCCGGTCAAGACCTACCACGGTGGTAAGCCGTGGCCGGTGGCACCAGCACCAGACCCTGCGCCCATCATCCAGCAACTGGTCACCGCCTTGGAAGGCTCTGGCACCAAGATGCGGTCTGACCAGTGGTACATCGAGATCGAGGCGGTGGCCGCTGGCAAGCACTACCTCAACAGCATCAACAAGGGGGACACATGAACGACTGGGACCAACTGCAGACCATCTGCTTGTACGTCATTTACGCGGCCATCATCATGGGCTTTGGCGCCATGGTGGCCATGTGGATTGCGCCATGAAAACCGTTGCCATATTCCTGCTGGTACTGGGGGCATTCATGCTGGGCCAGTACCTTGACCAAGAACTGATGCCACAACAACAAGAGGAGGTGAAGTGATGGCGATACACACAGACGAGGTGATCCGCAACCACCTGCGCGAGAACCAAGAACAGACCGTAACGCAGATCGCGTCGGCGCTGAACTTGGGGCCGTCGCGGGTGCGTGCGGTGTTGAAGTCCATGGTGGACGTGTACGTGAGCGGCTACACGGCCAACACCGATGGGGTGTCTGGAAGGGCGGTCCCGAGTGTCGCGGTGTACTGCGTGGCCGAGATTCCGAAGGACTGCCCAGCACCATGATCAAGATCATCTTTGCAGACTTCATCCACATCTTCCAGCCACCGACGGCTGACGAGATGGTGCGCGAGGAGCTGGAGCAGGCACGGCGCGAGCTGCTCAAGGCGCACAGCGCCGAGGAGTACGCCCGGTCCATGTCGCAGTACCACCAAGAGCGGATCACCCGGTTGACCAACATCATCGAACAAGGAGAACAAGATGAACGAACGAGAACTCGACTTGCTGGTCGCAGACCTGCAGTATGAAAACAAGCAAATCAGACGCCAGCGTGACGCGGCCATCGAGGAGTCCATCCGGCTGCGCCACACCCTTGAGCACATCTACGCCAAGTGCATTCTGGCCATTCGAGAGGGTGGACCCGAGGGTGCTGGAGGCGATGCACCGAGCCACAATGACAAGTCGTCGTACTGAGCAATTTAACCAACTGGGGGCCGCACGGCTATGACACAAACCAAACGCAACGTCTTTGAGGAGTGGGTCGAGAGATACCAAAACAACCCGGTGATGTTTGTGGACGAGGTGCTGGGGGTCACGCCCGACAAGTGGCAGATCAAGTTCCTGATGGCCATCGCCAAGGGCAACCGGCGTGTGAGCGTGCGGTCTGGCCACGGCGTGGGCAAGTCCACGGCCAGCGCGTGGGCGATGCTCTGGTACTTCATGACGCGCTCCCCGGTCAAGGTGGTGGTGACCGCACCGACCAGCTCGCAACTGTTTGACGCCATGTTCGCGGAGCTGAAGCGGTGGGTGCTGCAGATGCCGCAGCCGCTCCAAGACTTGGTGACGGTCAAGCAGGACCGCATCGTCTTCAACGCCGCACCGGACGAGATGTTCATCTCGGCACGGACATCGCGGGCGGAGCAGCCAGAAGCCTTGCAGGGTATCCACTCGGACAACGTGATGCTGGTGGCCGACGAGGCCTCGGGCGTGCCGGAACAGGTGTTTGAGGCTGCGGCTGGCTCCATGTCCGGCCACAACGCCGTGACGCTCTTACTGGGCAACCCGACGCGATCCAGTGGGTTCTTCTACGACACGCACAACCGACTGAGCAGCGAGTGGGTGACGTTTCGGGTGTCGTGCGAGGACTCGCCACGGGTGAGCACCGAGTACATCAGCGAGATGGCCAGCCGGTACGGGGAGGAAAGCAACGCGTACCGCATCCGTGTGCTGGGCGAGTTCCCGCGTTCGGACGACGACACGATCATCTCCATGGAGCTGATCGAGGCGGCGAAGAACCGCGACGTGGCCCCGACCCAATACGCGCCCATGATCTGGGGTCTGGACGTGGCACGCTTTGGCTCGGACAGCTCAAGCCTGACCAAGCGCAAGGGCAACACCGTGACCGAGGCCAGCCGGGTGTGGCGCAACTTGGACCTGATGCAATTGACGGGGGCGGTGGTGGCCGAGTACGAGGCGCAAAAGCAGGAGGACAAGCCCGAGTCGATCATGGTGGACTCGATTGGCCTTGGCGCTGGCGTGGTGGACCGCTTGAAGGAACTGGGACTGCCAGCGGTGGGTATTAACGTAAGCGAAAGCCCGAGTTTTAGCCCAAACCAAACTTACGCCAACCTGAAGGCCGAGCTTTGGTACAAGTGCAAGGCGTGGTTTGAGAAGCGCGACTGCCGCATCCCAGACGACTCCCGACTGACGGCAGAGCTGGCCACGGTGCGGTACACGTTTTCCAGCACCGGCAAGACCCGCGTGGAGTCCAAGGAGGACATCAAAAAGCGGGGTCTGAAGTCACCCGACTGCGCCGACTCGCTGATCCTGACGTTTGCGGGGGACGCGGCCACGGCGATTTATGGCTCCAGCGGTGGCTCCAAGAGCTGGGCCAAGCCCCTCAGAAGGAATGTGCCACGGCTGGCGTAAAAGTGCGAAAATTCGCGCAAGCGAGGTGAACTTATGCCACTCAAGCAGGGCTATTCTCAAAAAACGGTCTCTTCCAACATAAAGAAAGAGGTCAAGGCTGGCAAGCCGCAGAAGCAGGCGGTGGCCATTGCCTTGAGCGTGGCCGAAAAGGCTAAGGCAAAGAAAGGCAAAAAATGAAGGGTCTCTATTCAAATATTGCAGCCAAGCGCGAGCGCATCAAAGAGGGTTCCAAGGAGAAGATGCGCAAACCCGGCACCAAGGGTGCCCCAACCGCTGCGGCCTTCAAAGCCTCGGCAAAAACCGCCAAGAAAGGCAAATGACCATGGCCACCAAAAAAATGATCCCAATGAAGCCCTTCAAGCCCTGCGCTGGTTGCCCAACGCCGGGCAAGTGCAAGGCCGCTGGCAAGTGCTTGGCCAAGGCCAAAGCCAAGTGATGGCGACAAAATAAAGTGGTGAGAACATGAAAAAGTACGACACGGACGAGAACTACCAAGCCGACGGCATGAAGCTGGCCGAGGACGCCCAGCGCGAGCTGGTCGAGATCGAGGAGGACGAGACCGGCGAGTCGTCTGCTTTGTTCATGAACGAGCACGACTTCCAGTCGGTGGTCTCTGCCGAGATTGAGGATGCCGTCACCTACATCGACACCGACCTGAGTCCGATCCGCGCACAGGCCACGGCCTACTACCGTGGCGACCCGTTTGGCAACGAGGAGGAGGGCAACAGCCGTGTGGTGGCCACCGAGGTGCGCGACACGGTGAATGCCATGCTGCCCAGCATCATGCGGGTGTTCTTCAGCTCCGAGCGCGTGGTCGAGTTCATGCCCCGTGGCCCAGAGGACGTGAAGGCCGCAGAGCAGGCCAGCGACTACTCCAACTACGTCCTGAACCAAGACAACCCCGGCTTTATGGTGCTGTACGGCACCTTCAAGGATTCTCTGGTCCGCAAGTGCGGCATCGTGAAGACTTGGTGGGCCAAGAACACCACCGTGCGCACCGAGAAGTACACCGGCTTGGACGAGGGCACCGTGATGATGCTCCAGCAGGAACCCGGTGCCGTGGTGACCGTTATCACCCAGTACGACGACCCGGACGTAACCGAGCCTCAGTTGACCATGGACCCCATGACCGGCCAGCCGGTGATGATGCCGATCCCGCAGATGTTCGACGTTGAGGTCAAGCGCACCATCGAGGAGGGCAAGATTTGCGTGGAGGGCGTGCCGCCAGAAGAGTTCTTGATCGACCGCAATGCGCGTGACATCGAGTCGGCTGCGTTTGTTGGCCACCGCAAGATGGCCACCGTGGCCGAGCTGCTTGAGATGGGCTACGACGAAGACCTGATCATGGAGAACATCTCCACGACCGACTTTGAGTACAACGACGAGTACCTGCGCCGCCGCCCGACCACCACCACGATGGGGTCGTTGAACGAGTCGCACAACCCGGCCATGCAGCGTGCGCTGTACGTCGAGGGCTACATGCGCGTGGACTACGACGGAGACGGCATCCCCGAGCTGCGCAAGGTGTGCTGCCTTGGCGAGGGCTACACCATCGTCAACAACGAGCCTGCCGACTTGGTGGGCTTTGCTGATTTCCCATGCGACCCCGAGCCACACACAAGTCCGCTGGAAGCCAACAGCGTGTTCGACTACACCAAGGACTTGCAGGAGATCAAGAGCGACATCCTGCGCAACACTTTGGACAGCTTGGCCCAGAGCATCCACCCCCGCACCGCGGTGGTCGAGGGTCAGGTCAACATGGACGACGTGCTGAACAACGAGACGGGTGCCATCATCCGCATGCGGGCACCCGGCATGGTGATGCCGCTGGCCCAGCCGTTTGTTGGCCAAGCCGCGTTCCCGATGCTGGAGTACATGGACAGCATCAAGGAAGAGCGCACCGGCATGAGCCGTGCGTCGATGGGCCTGAACGCCGACGCGCTGCAGTCCACCACCAAGGCGGCTGTGAGCGCCACGGTGAGCGCCAACCAGATGCGCATTGAGCTGACCACGCGCATCTTGGCCGAGGGCATGAAGAAGCTGTTCAAGCTGATCCTGCAGTTGTCTGTGAAGCACCAAGACAAGCCCCGCATGGTCCGCATGCGCAACGAGTGGGTGCAGATCGACCCCCGCTCGTGGGACGCCACCATGGACGTGGCCATCAACGTGGGCATGGGCACCGGCGACACCGAGCAGAAGATGCAGATGCTGGGCATGATCGCCGCCAAGCAGGAACAGGCATTGATGCAGATGGGTCCGATGAACCCGCTGGTGACCCCAGCGCAGTACGCCAACACGCTGCGCAAGATGGTCGAGCTGTCCGGGTTTAAGGACGCCAGCCAGTTCTTCAACGCCATCCCCGCCGATTACATGCCGCCACAGTCGCAAGAGCCAGCCAAACCATCGCCTGAGGAGATGCTGGCACAGGTGCAGGTCCAGTCAATCCAAGCCGACATCCAGAAGAAGGCCGCAGAGCTGCAGCTTGAGCAGCAGAAGATGCAGATGGCCGACGACCGAGAGCGCGACAAGATGGACATCGACAAGTTCATCAAGCTGCGCGAGCTGGAGCTAAAGTACGGTGCCGTGATCAACGAGCAGCAGTTGAACGTGGCCGTTGAGCGTGACCGCATGGCCATGCAGAGCATGAACCAAGGCATGGTCTGATGGCGAACCTGCACGACACACTGGAGTTGGGGCGTGCCGCTGAAGAGCTGCTGGCCCCCGACTCCGTTCTCACGGAAGCGTTAAAAGAACTGCAAGAGCGTTACACAAACGATTGGAAAAATAGTAAAGTTAATGAAGTCGAACAACGCGAGAAGGCCTACATGGCCATCCTTGCGATTGAAGACCTCAAGACCCAGTTGCAGACCTACACCGACCGCGCCATGTATGCGCAGAGGCAGATGCAACGGGGATGACGTTTGAAGTAACATAGGAATCAAAGACATGAGCGATACCACGGGACAACCAGTTTCGCAGTCCATGACCGCAGCGCAAGCTGCATCAGCCTTTGAAGCAATGCTGCCCTTGGAAGAGGGAGAACAGCAAGAGCAAGAAGAGGCGCTGGAGGAGGAGCAATCCTCCGAATCCGTCGAGGCAGACGAGTCTGAAGAGGAGAACGCATCAGACGAGGAAGCCGAAGGCGAAGAGTCCGATGGGGATGAAGACACCGAGCAGCAAGAACAGCCATCAAAGTTCACCGTCAAAGTTGACGGCAAAGAAGTTGAGGTGACGCTGGAGGAGCTGCAAAAGGGCTACAGCCGCACAGAGGACTACACGCGCAAGACACAGGCACTTGCTCAAGAGCGCAAAGCCGCTCAAGCAGAACTGGAGTCGGTGCGTACCGAGCGAGCACAGTATTCTCAATTGTTGACGGCCCTGCAAGCCCAACTGCAAGAAGCGCAACAGCCCAACGTCGATCTGGACCGTCTTTACAACGAAGACCCAATCGAGTGGGTACGACAGCGCGAACTGCAGCGCGTTAACGCTGAAAAGATGATGGCTATCCAGTCAGAACAGCAGCGTTTGATGCAAGAGCACCAGAGGGAAACGCACAAGGCGATGCAAGAACGACTCTCCCAAGAGAAGGACTTGTTGTTGTCTGCGGCACCCGAGCTGAAAGACCCCAAGGTCGCGGCGAAAGCCAAGGCCGATTGGATCAATGCAGGCAAGGCCATCGGATTGACTGAGCAGGAGTTGAATGGAATTACTGATCACCGCATGTTGTTGGCGCTGCGCAAGCTGGCGTCGTACGACTCGATGGTGAGCAAGCGCCAGAGCATCAAACCGCAGCAGTCAGTCGGCAAGGTCGCCAAGCCCGGTGTGGCAGCGTCCGGTAAGCCGCAATCGAGTGTAGTCAAGCAAGCTCAACAGCGTCTCAAGGCAACAGGAAGTGTCCGCGATGCGGCCAACCTGTTTGAAAAATTCTTGTAACTTGTTAAGGAGCCATCATGGCAGCAATCACCAATACCTATACCCGCTTTGACGCTAAAGGCGTGCGGGAAGACCTTTCCAACTTGATCTATCAGATCAGCCCTGAAGATACCCCGTTCATGTCGAACGTCGGCAAAGAGAACGTCAAGAACACGTTCTACGAGTGGCAGACCGACGACTTGGCCGCTGCGGTTACGACCAACGCCCAGATCGAAGGCGACGACGTTGCATCTTTCACCGCTGCCACTGCCACCGTGCGTTTGGGCAACTACACCCAGATTTCGCGTAAAGACGTGATCATCTCCGGCACCTTGGAGTCCGTGGACAAGGCTGGTCGCCGCAGCGAACTGTCTTACCAGTTGGCCAAGCGCAGCGCCGAGTTGAAGCGCGACATGGAAACCACCATGCTGGCCAACCAAGCTGCTGCCGCTGGTAGCACTTCGGCTGCTCGCAAGACCGGTGCCCTGTTGGCCTTCTTGAAGACCAACACCAGCGAAGGCACTGGCGGTAGCGATCCCTCGTACACCTCGATTCCCGATGCCGCTCGTACCGATGCGACCACCACCAACTTGCGCTCTTTCAGCGAGACCTTGCTGAAGGATGTGATCCAGAAGGTGTGGACTGAAGGTGGCAAGCCCTCCATCGTGATGGCTGGTCCCATCAACAAGCAGAACCTGTCCAAGATGGCTGGTATCGCTGGTCAGCGTTTCAACGCTACTGGCGCAAAGCCTTCCACCATCATTGGCGCTGCTGACATCTACGTGTCGGACTTCGGCAACGTGAGCATCGTCGCTAACCGCTTCCAACGTGAGCGTGACGTGTTTGTGTTGGACCCCGAGTACGCATCGATTGCCTACCTGCGTCCCTTCCAGACCACCGAATTGGCCAAGACCGGCGACGCTGAGAAGCGCATGCTGTTGGTCGAGTGGGGCTTGAAGGTCATGAACGAGAAGGCCCACGGCGCTGTTTACGACTTGAACAGCACTATCCAGTAATGGAATGAAGGGGGGCTAATCACCCCCCTTTTTTATATGCACTCAAAAGTTTTTGACATTGATCCCGTCACCGGGGTCAAGAAGATGTGGCACTACAACGGCGACACCGATGAGGCTGTCATTGAGACCATTGTGAACGCCACTGGTGTTGTGGAAGACAACAAGTCTCAGTACAACCAGATTGATGAGAAGGCCAACTGGAAGGGTGACATGCACAAGGTTGCATCCATCCCGATGGCGGTCTTTTACGACTTGAAGGCCAAGGGCATTGTTGATGATCAAGCACGTTTGAAGGCTTGGCTCAACGACCCAGATAACAGATTTTTTAGAACTCGACCCGGACGCGTTTAATGCAAAACATCATTGGAATCCTCGTACCCACCCGCGACTTTGTGAACTCGGGCTTTGCCTTTGACCTCGCAAGGCTGGTGGGCTACACCATTGGCACCACCGAGAACCGTGTGGTGATCTACACCAGCTCGGGCACCCTGCTGTCTGCGCAGCGCCAAGACCTAGCACGTGATGCGGTCAAGGCTGGCTGCACCCACACCTTCTGGCTTGACAGCGACATGAGGTTCCCCAAGGACGCGCTGATCCGCTTGTTGGACCGGGACGAAAATATTGTCTGCGCCAACTACGCCAAGCGCCGGTTCCCGACAGAGCCGATTGCGGTGAAGAAAAATGTGCCGGGGCAGGATGCCGAAAAGATCAATCGCGTCTATACTGAAGAGGACTCAACGGGTCTCGTTGAGGTGGACTATTGCGGCATGGGCGTAATGCTCATCAAGGCAGAGGTCTACAACAAGATGGAATATCCGTGGTTTGCCATCCCTTGGGTGCCAGCCGCAGAGGACTACATTGGCGAGGACGTTTGGTTTTGCCGCCGTGCGGCTGAGAACGGGTTCAAGACGCTGATCGACCAAGACCTGTCCAAGGAGGTCCATCACATCGGCACGTTTGAGTACAAGCACGAGCACACACTGATTGGCAGGGAATGACATGAACTACACGCAGCTCAAGAGCAACATTGCTGACTTTCTGAACCGCTCAGACTTGACTGCGGTCATTCCCACGTTCATCGACTTGGCCGAGGCGCAGATGGAGCGCCCACTGCGAGTGCGTCAGATGGTTGGCCGGTCCACGGCCTCCATCGACACGCAGTACAGCGCACTGCCCTCCGACTTCCTTGAGGCCAAGACGCTCAAGATCACCAGTGCCAATCCAATCCAGCCTCTGGACTTTTTGACGCCGGAGCAGATGGACGACCGGGACCAGATTCAAGGCAGCGCCCCCGGCATCCCCAAATACTTCACCATCATCGGTAACCAGATTCGTGTCTCGCCGTCCCCTGACGCGACCTACACCGCCGAGCTGGTGTACTTCGCCAAGCTGGACAAGCTCTCCGACAGCGTGACCACCAACTGGCTGCTGACCTCCTCGCCCGACGCGTACCTGTACGGATCGCTGATGCAAGCCGCGCCGTATTTGAAGGATGACGAGCGTGTCGCGGTGTGGGGAACTCTTTACAATACGGCCATCGAGTCGATCAAGTTTGCTGACCAAGGTGGCAGCGCAAGCGGCTTGATCAGAGCACGGGTCAAACCCTTTGGAGCACGCTGATGTCCTCTTTCACCAATTACACCGAGAACCTCGTTCTCACATGGTTGCTGACCACCGGCTCGGCCACTCGCCCGACCGCTTGGTATGTGGGCTTGTTCACCGCAGCGCCATCTGACGCAGGTGGTGGCACCGAGGTCTCTGGCAACGCATACGCCCGCAAGGCCACCGGCACCATCACCGTGTCGGGCACCGACACCACGGCCACCAACAGCGCGGCCATCGAGTTCGATCCTGCAAGCGGTGGCAACTGGGGCACGATCACCCACGCGGCCATCTTTGATGCAGAGACCAGCGGTAACATGATTGCTTGGGCGCAGTTGACCACGGCCCGCACCATCAACGATGGTGACGTGTTCCGCATCCCGGCCACCAGCCTGACCGTCACCCTGACCTAACATGGCAGCATACGGCTCCGGCTACTACGGCGGGGGCAATTACTCCTACGGCGTCAGCCTCGGAGCTGCCGACATCACCGCGACGAGTTCCGCTTCCATTAGCGGGACTCGTTTTGTCTTTGGCGCGTTTGAGATCACGTCCACGTCCAGTGCGGCTGTTGACGCAAAGCGTGTGGCCATTGGGTCTGCGGCTGTTGCCAGCACGTCCACCATGGCCGCATCCGCGCAGCGTCTGTGTGACGGCAACGCTGCTGTGGCCAGCGCATCGGCTGTGGCGCTTGCCGCACGCAGGGTAGCACTGGGTGCGGGTGACGTAAGCAGCACGTCAGCGGTGGCAATCGCTGCCCGCCGTGTGGCACTGGGTGCTGGTGCCGTGTCGTCGGCGTCAAGCACCGAGATCAGCGCGATCCGGGTGGCCTTCATGGCCGCAAGCGTGGCGTCGGATTCGATCTTCGTGGTCGACTCCAACGTCATCGTCAATCAGGCGGTGACGGTTGTTTCCAGTTCGCAAACGATTGTTTTGGGCCGTCGGGTGCGCAAGGCGATTGTTGGGTACAGGGGTCAGTCGTCTGTCGTGATCGCCGGGGCTTACAAGTGGAACGACGACCCAGACACGCCCGAGACGTGGACTGAAATTTCTGACACGGCTGAGAGCTGGACCAAGCTGGCCGACACGTCCGAGACGTGGACTGACATACCGGACACGTCCGAGACATGGACCCCGGTCTCGCAAAATTCCGAGGTCTGGGTCGCGGTGTAGTGTTCCGCGCTGGCCTGTTTCGTCTGATAATTGAACCCATTGAGAGGTAAATCATGGCAGATACGAACACCACAAACCTGAGTCTGGTCAAGCCAGAAGTTGGCGCGTCCACCGACACGTGGGGCACCAAGCTCAACACCGACTTGGACACGATTGACGGCATCTTCAAGGCCGACGGCACCGGCACCAGTGTTGGCCTAAACGTCGGCTCTGGCAAGGTTCTGACCATCGCTGGCACCATTGCGTTGACCGGCGACCAGATTCAGGTGGCCGAGGGCGGCACCGGATCGACCACAGCCGCCACTGCGAAGGTGGCACTTGAGGTTATTACCGGGACGACTGGCTCTACACGCATCCCCGCTGGCACTGAGGCGCAGCGTGACGGCTCACCCGCTGCTGGATTTTTCCGGTTCAACAGTGACGTTGCAAAGTTTGAGGGCTACAACGGCTCGGCATGGGGGTCCGTGGGTGGAGGCGCTACGGGTGGTGGCTCTGATGCTGTGTTCGTTGAAAACGATCAAGCAGTCACAGCCAACTACACCATCCCGGCGACAAAGAACGCGATGTCTACTGGGCCTGTCACGATCAACTCAGGCGTCACCGTGACCGTCAGTAGCGGCGCACGCTATGTTGTAATTTAAGGGGTAAACAATGTCACTAATTCTTGATGGCACAAGCGGCTTGTCCGATGTTGACGGGACTGCGGGTACACCTGCGATTCGTGGGTCTGATGCCAACACGGGTGTGTTTTTTGGAACCGATATTGTCGGTGTGTCTACTGGCGGTTCGGAGCGAGTCAGAGTGGATGCGTCTGGTAACGTGGGTATTGGGACGAGTTCGCCGAATACAAAGCTGCACATTACAGGCAACTTGACCATTGAAAACTCTAGCAATTCGCCTTTTATCAATTTTGTGGAGTCTGGTGACAACACAGATGTCAAAGCTCGTATTGAAATGGATCAAGTTTCTGGGACAGCGGGAAATTTGCTGTTTTATACGGAGGGCGGTGGCACTCTTGCCGAACGCGCCCGTATCGACTCCAGCGGTAACTTGCTGGTGGGGGCTACGAGTGGGTATTCTGATGTTTCTATATTTGCTTTGGCCCAAGGTGGCAGTAAAGTTGCGTTTGGAACAAAGAATACAGCAGCAGGAAGCGTCAATTATGCGTTTATCTGCCGAAATACAACTAACACAACTGTCGGGTCAATCCAAGCGAACGACACCAGCACATCCTATGTAACTTCCTCCGACTACCGTCTGAAAGAAAACATTGCGCCAATGACAGGCGCGTTGGCGAAGGTCGCTGCGCTCAAGCCAGTAACCTACACATGGAAGTCAACAGGCGAGACGGACGAAGGCTTCATCGCCCACGAACTGCAAGAGGTCTGCCCATCGGCTGTGACAGGCGAGAAAGACGCAGTGGACGCTGACGGCAACCCACAGTACCAAGGCATCGACACCAGCTTCTTGGTGGCAACGCTCACGGCGGCTATTCAAGAACTCAAAGCCATCAACGATGCACAAGCACAGACCATCGAATCATTGACCGCCCGAGTGGTGGCACTGGAAGGACAAGCATGAGCAAAATAGCCCTCGCGCCATCGGCATCGGGTACAGGCACCCTCACGATCAGCGCGCCCAACACGAACAGTGACCGGACGATTGATTTACCAGACGCTGCTGGCACGGTGTTTGTCTCTGGTCAGGCTTTGTCTGCCACCACTGGCTCTTTCAGCGGTGACGTCACTCTGGGTAGTTCTGTGCTGGCAACGCCTTCTGGCTCTGCCCCAAGCTACACCTGCCGCGCATGGGTGAACTTCAACGGCACTGGCACTGTGGCGATCCGTGCGAGTGGGAACGTGTCGAGTATTACGGACAACAACACTGGCGACTACACGGTCAACTTCACGACTGCGATGCCTGATGCAAACTTTGCTGCTGTATGTTCAGGGGTTGTAACAAACACCGCTGCTTCAGCGAATAACGGAGATGATCTTCGCCCGTATAGCTGGTCAACATCTTCTGTGTCAGTTAATTTTGGTGGCGCCAATGTCAACCTAGATGCTGCATTTTGCAACGTTGCCATCTTCCGCTAAAGGACAACCAACATGAATCGCATCATCTACAACCAAGACAACGGCGTGGTCGCTGTCATCATCCCAACGCCAGAAGCCCTTGAGCAACACGGCATCCAAGCCATCGCCATCAAGGACGTTCCTGCTGGCAAGCCGTTCAAGATCGTAGACGCATCAGACATCCCATCAGACCGCAGCCAACGTGACGCATGGACGGTGGACGAGGCAGAACTGACTGACGGTATCGGAGGCACATCAAATGAGTTTTAACATCGCAATCGACCCAGTGAAGGCCGCTGCCATTGCCGCAGAGAAGGCAGAAGCCAACCGTCACGCAGCCTACATCGCAGAAGCCGACCCGTTGTTCTTCAAAGCACAGCGCGGTGAGGCAACTGTGCAAGAGTGGCAAGACAAGGTGGCTGAGATCAAA